GCTAGAGCTGGATTAGTGAAGAGGGAAGCCACAGCCTTAGCGCCAAACATTAAACTCTCAACGGCTGCTTGCTGACCTAACGCTACCAATACCTCACCAATAGCTTTAGGTAGCGCGTTCTCTTCCTCGTTAGCAATCCGCTTGCGCTCTTTGGCGTAATTCTTTTGAAGCTCTAAAAGCTTTTCATTGGTCTTAATAGTTTCCTCTATGCGCTCACTGCGATCTCCCTTGAACTTTTCAAGAGCTTCTTTCTCCGCTTGGACTTGCTCAGTATAGGTCTCTCTGAGGTTTTCTCGCGCCTCCTCAAATGATCTAGAGGTGAGGGAACCATAGAACACCTCAGTTAAGGAGGTGCCTAGACTCTCCGCGATATCTAGAGACATCTCTTTAAACTGCTGAGTTTGCTCTTTTAGAGCTCTGCCTTGTATCTGTGCTCGCTCAATATTATAGCGTCTTGATAGCTCAGTCAGCTCTACCTCTGAGTTCTGCTTAAGCTCTCTCTCTCGTCTGTACTTCAGCTCCAGTATGGTCAGCTCTCGCTTGGTGCCATCCTCCATCATCTCAGCATCAAACTCTAGATTTGAAATGATGAACTCTCGTCGCTGGAGCTCTAGGCGTCTAGCCTCATCCGAGCGCTTAGCCTCCTCTGCTCGCCTCTTAGCCTCCTCTGCTTTGATGAGCTTGGTTTTCTCTGACTCATACTTGAGATCAAGCGTTAGAAGTAAAGTGTTATTGCCCTCTGCCATCTGCCTCTGTTGTTGATAGCGGAGCTCTAACATCTGAAGCGCTGAGGCGTTGGTAGCCTGTAGAGATGCTATCTGTAGCTGATGAGCCTGTAGCATCTGTTGACGCCTTAGCGCGGCTTCCTGGAGGCCTGTATCTTTTACAGTCTTCACCTTGGTCTTACTGATCTGTTGAGCCGCTCTCTCTTCCTCTTTGATGCTCTGAGAGATTAACAGGCTCTCTTGATTGTATGCCCCTATCTGAGCGTCTATCCGCTTCTCAATGCTCGATAACGCCTCTAGGTTCTCTTCATTTTCTTTGATCTTCAGCGCCAAGAGATCAGAGGTGAGCTTGGCCTGTCGTTTTGCGCTCTCCTCCTCCTGTTTTGTAGTCCCCATTAAGGTAGCTTCTATCTGAGTTAGATTAGCTAGCTCAGCTTGTTTTTCTTTAACCCTTGATAGCGTAGCTTCTAAAGATGTCTCTTCAAGATCTTTGTGCATCTTGGCAGACTTCGAGATGAGCTCCTGAGCTTTCTTCTGATCTTCTAGGTAGGGTATTAGCTTAGCATTAAGCGCTAGTTGTTTTTCGGTGTGCTCTCTTCGAGCTTCAGCTAGTCTAGCCTTAGTGTTTTCAACTTGTAACTCTGACTTTAAGAGCCCAGCTGTAGGAGTACCCGCTAGCTCTTTAGCTAGATTATGTTGATTCTGAGCCTCGGTTAATTTTTGGAGCGCTTCCTGTTCCTCAGTCATAACCTTAGTGAGCTTCTCACCGGCCATCTGTACCCGCTCTTTAGCTATCTGAGCCTTGAAGTTGGCGGCTGAGTATTCCATCAGGGCTTTGGAGGTTGGTACTACCCCCTTCTCTGCGAGCTCCTCTAGTTTACTTTGGAGATCACCAGCGGCCGCGGCCATAGCCTCTTGAGCGTCTTCAGCTTCTTGCGCTGCCCCTGTTATATTCTTGAAGGTGTCATAAAGCGCCATCCCCGCCATCACCACACCACCAATAGCGGGTACTAAACTCAATAGCCCTTTAGCTCCTATAGAGCCAACATCTGAAATGCTAGAGCCGAGCTCTTTAAATGAGCCACCTAACTCAGTCACATTATCAGTTAATGAGCTGAGCCCTTCTCCGAGGTGGGAGTTGGTTTTATCAAACCTTTGGGCGATATTGCCCGCTTGGTCTCCAACGCTCTTTAGACTTTTTTCGGCTTTATCAGCTCCCTTTAATTCTACTTCAATATCAAGGGTATTAGCCATGTTTCGCCTCCTTCATTATCTTCTCATGCGCTCTAATGTGAGCCTCTTCTGTGTTTGAATGTAGCACGTCTACAGCCTCGAGGAGAGCGCAAGAAGGTTTTGGATATTGATCTTTGATCGGATAAAGCCCTGCTCTGTGGCGCTGATACGCTCGAATTATCGGGGCCATCCTGTTAGCTCCTGCCACCGGGCATGACCTGATTTGATAGTCGCTGAAGTCTTCGCCACAATCTGGCGCGACTCGATAACCCGGAACCCATAAGCCGCGTTCGTCTCTTTGTGCTAGTGGTAGCCCATCCTGAAAGCGTCCCCCACAATTACCACGCTGTTTACGTAGCTTAGGATTTGATCGGCATTGGGTACAATCCCAAGCGCGGCCCCTTGAATGACCTAGCCATACAGAGGCCGCTAGCGCTATTTTCCCTCAATACCTAAGAGGCTAATTCTCTGTATGTGTAAGACTAGCTCAGAGATAACCTGTACTCGGTGAGACTCCGGCCTAATCTGCTGCACTTGGTCAACACTACCATCAACACCATCTATAGAGATGAGCGAAGACCTAATCATCTCTATATATACTCGGTTGAGATATTGCTGATAATCGCTCATAGCCTCCCTATCTTCAGGAGTGAGAGCGTGATGCCATCGGGCCTTCTCTTCTGCATTATCAGGAGCCTCAGCCCAAAGAAGACGCCCCAACTCTGAGCGGGTAAGAGCTCCCGCTCTACACTCTGCCTCCTCACGCTCTACAGGTGAGAGCGCTTTAAGGGTAAAGCGTGTGGCATCATCCCCCACCGACCCTAGCTTACTTAGATCACCACTCTCTAAATAGAGGGTAGTTTCTTCGGTGGATGCAGTTACGGCAGGGTCAACAGTCGTTACGACCTCTAGAGTCTGCTCTGATGAGGTGAGGAATGATAGCGCCATATCAGATACCTAAGCCCAATCGAAATGGAGAGTTAGCAGCATTAGTCTCAGCCACATCACCACCGAAACGGCTTTGAGAGTAGGTGAGTTGCTGACGAACAATGTCATTACCTGACACATCATAAGCGCTAGGGTCAACAGTGAGCATGGCGGCTGGCAACATAATAGCACAGCCGAGCCCGTCTCCCTGTGGCCCTGTTCCTACTAGGATCTGTCGAACAGTCCGATTAAAGAAGTCATCAGCCACGAGTGATGCAGGTGAAGATAAAGTCAGGCTGAGCTCAACTGTGGTATCGCTAATATCCATGTCAGACATTGCTAGAATGTCGTTCGAATGCCCTAGTGGGGTCAGGGTATTAGTGAGGGTCAAGCTAAAGTCTTCAGCAGGTAGAGCAGTACGCGCTAAAGTATCGCCAGTGGTGGCGTTAGTGAGTGAGGTGGGTGAGGTCGAAGACGCAACCACATAAGCACCTCTGAAGAGTTGAGCAGCTCCTGAGTTGTATACGGGCTCAATTGGGCCAACTGCTGATGAGTGATCATCTTGGATAAGTGCAGACTGATAGACGAGATCAGCCATGAGGCGGCCATTATCAAGCGTAATGCTGAGGCTCTCTAGTACACAGCCATAAGCAAAAGAGCGGAAGTCAACGCCATCAATACGGAAGGCTAGAGAGTGCTCGCGGTCTCCTGTTGCAGTACGTCCGGGAATGTACCACGTTTGCATATTGCGAACTGTGCTGTAAGAGCTCCCTGAGAATGCTGGTGAGATGGTAACGTTTGAGCTTCCATCTGCATTATCAGTGATAGCTGAGTACTCAGCGCGGCCATTGATTGTGGAGCTTACGAGCGTTCCGATATCAGCTTCAGCTGGTGCGCTCGTTGGGGTGTAGCTGTTAGCGTCAACTGCTGTAACGCTATCACTCGTGATAGATGGCAGTCGAGTTTTGAGACCGGCCCCGAGGAGATAGCCGAGGTAGTTGGCAGCATAGGTATCAGCTGAGGTGCCAATAGTGGTGAGGTCAACCCTCACAGTGATTTGACCAGTGCGACGACGAACGCGAGAGCCACCCGACCAAACAGTATCAGGCTCAGATGGGATTGAGTAATTACCGTCTCTCGCGTCATTACGCTCAGAGAAGACAGGCTCACCAGCTACCAAGATGGGGTCACGCTCGCAAGGAATAGAAATAAAGGTCAATCCTGAGTTATCAGGTAAACCGGTGGACGCACTGAGAGAACCAAAAGAGCTCTCTACAGCTACTGATAATGATCTATGAGTTACAGCCATGGTCAAGCCTCCAAATAGAGTAGAGTGAAAGGAATGCTGAGAATATGAGCGATAGTGTTATCAATCTCAACAGGATCAACTAGAGGTGGCTCAGGGATGACTGAGACAATACCTGTAGTGGATAGCGAGTAGTCAGGCCCTTTGAGCTTTGTGAGTATATACTCTGCATCTTCGGCCATCATCCTCCGACGATAAGCTAGGTCATTAGGAATATCATAGCGTACTCGACAAACGACTAGAGCGCGTCTTCGGCCACTGAGCCCAGCCGCGCCATCATCCTCAGGGAGTGACTCTAACTCTAGCTCAAAGTATCGGTTAGAGCTGCGCCTCTGCTCTAGAGGTGGAAGTAAACCATTAGCCCGATTATGGCAGACGAAAGAATGAGATAGATCACTCTTAGGCGTGATGTCTTCTATCTGATCTTCGAGGAATGAGAGTGCCTTAAATATGCCTTGGCTCATTTCTTCCCCCCTAGCTGTTTACGTAACTCAGCCTCTGCCGCTTTCATGAGAACATCAATATCAGAGGGTGATAAGCCGAGAAACTCTCTAGTTTCATTTACTCGATAGCCATAGAGAGCGTTCTCAGTTAGGCCTATAACAAACCTATCCTGAGTGGCCTCTTTAACCACTAGGTTATTCATCATATTACCACTTAACACTAGGTCAACCTCAGCGCTATCTGAGGAGCTCCCCCGCCTTCTGCTCTCGTGCTTATACTCTCGATAACCACCTTCATAAAAGACACTATCGCCACTAGGAGTTATCCGGCCACCTTTGGGGGTCAGTCGAGCGCCTCGAAATGGTACATAAAGCGGATTGGTTGAGTAACCTTTAAAGCGCTTACCATTAGCGTCTAAACCCTTTGAGGTTCGGAGCTTGATAGAAGCTAGAACGTCTTGGGCTAGTCTGAGTGTGTTCTTTGAAGTCCACAGAGACTTAGGGATATTTATGTTAACGCGAGATGGCATTCTAATGCCTCATTGCTCGGACTGGGGTAAATCGCTTATCGTAGTCTGTTTTATTGTACGTCTTCCAAGATGCGCGGAAGTCACGAGCAGACCCACCGGAGCGCCTAAGGTTTTCCTCACCCTCATCAACTACACCATCTCCATCAAGGTCTAAGGTGACTGACCTTAGAGCTATGTCGAGTAGTTGTTTACAACGCTCCCTCATGGCCTCTGCCGCGTCTAGCTGTAGTTGCATCTCGAAGATGAGAGCCGCTGTACAGTAAGCGTGAGCACGTTTGAAGCTCTGCTGATTGAAGACCTCATCTTCAGTCACATCATCAGCTATTACATGATCTCTAATTACTAGGATGATGTCTTCTAGTGCAGCCTTAATTTGTGGCTCAAAGTCACTCTGCCTACGTGGCACCATATCGGCCAAGTTTGCGAACATACCCACCAGTTCATCATGGTCTAAGCCAGTATCAAAGGGTCTCGGAGTGACCTTAAGCAACCCTGTCTCTGCTCGCTCTTGTCCTACCTCATCTTCATAGTTGATGGTGTAGGGGTAGGTTCCTGAAGTCCCCATCTGCACTGCTGAGAGATCAACATAGCTCAGGGTTAGCTTTAGAGTTGCGTTAGATGTTAGGTCAATATTTCGGGGTAGAGGCTCAGCTAATATGGCCTCAGTGCCACCAAGCCGAGAGACTGATACAGCGTAATACGTATCTCGTGAGGTGGTGAGGAACCCTCTTTGTTCGTCGCGCTCGAGTGTGGTGCCAACGCTAGTGGTGAGCGTTAGGGTACGCCTATCATTAGCGATAGCGCTTACGCTTACATCTGAGCGACTTTGAACAAACAGTTCAGTGACATCACCTGAGCTGAGCTTAAGCGTGATGGTAGGTGAGCCCGAGTATGGACGCGGAGCTACCCAGTAAAAAGTGTGGGGTTGACCCTTAACTGCTTTTCTCATTTCCTCTTTGCTCCTCGATTAGCTCTTGCAATATCGGCAGGCTTAGCCCGCTTCAGATCAGCCGCCTCAACAAACGAGTCTGTGACAGGTGACCATGAGTGCCTGCAATTATACCCACCACATGAGATCTTAACACTCTTACCTTGACCGTTATTGAGGTCGGCCATCTGTGACTCATCGATCACTAGGTTAATGAGAGCTCGGCAGAATGGTCGCGTGATACCATCCTTGGGGCCAGTGTATAGGTATAGATCTAGATCAGCGGCAGTGGCTGCGGTAGCGGTGAGGGAGCGCCCCAACTCACTGATGGCAGTCCTCACCTCTGTGAGCTCCCTACCCTCTGACTGCTCTAGCCTTCGCTGAAGATCACCAATCACCACATCAACAGGAAGTTGAGTAGCCAGTGATTGGAAAGCATCCCTCATGGCCTTCTTGTAATCAGGCAGTATCACATCTTCAAAGATGGCTGTACTAGCGTTAGCTTGTAAGAGATCCATCTGAGGCATAGCCTGAGGCGATAGATCTACATTGATCACCTCAAGCGATTTCTCAAAAGCATCTCTAATTCTATCACTCTGCTCGATAAACTCATCAACAGTTAGGCCCATCCCGCTCCTAAGCAAGAGGTCTAGTAGTTGGTCATCATCAAACGAGAGTAATAGTTGTGGATCGGTGGTCAGTGCCACCTGTTCCATCCGAGCGACGAGCTGTTGACGTGCTTTAGAGAGTGAGCTCTTGAAAGCTTTCTCTGCTGCCACCTCAGCTTTAAGTTGATCTCGTCTCGCTCGTATCAATTGAGCTACAGGGCCACGCTCCCCCTTGACCTGATTATCTAGGTCTTGGATGGCTTTTTTATCTGCGTCCTCTTCTGCTAAGAGGTAAGCCCTGAGTAACTCATACATCTTAGCTGTGGGTGCCGGTTAGGACGTGGCCAAGGGTAGAGTCGATAGCCTTAAACTGAGAGACCTCCTCAGCGTAGACATAACGACGGGTCTTGTCGAGGCTGTCATATTGGCCAGCTACCATGCTTCCGAATTGGAAGTTGAGAGCCGCTACAGGCATCCCCTTGACGTTTCCGCTCTTTTGTACGATTGCATCAGCACCTTTGAGGATACCCATAAAGAGCTTGTCACCACCCCAAATGTAACCCTCT